AATACAACTTCAAATCGTTAAATGTCATTTTGCTTATATTTATAGATACGTTCAACAATAGAGGTAAATCCCTCAATTCCAACATAAGCCGTAGCTAAAATTGTCCAATCTCCAGAAACAAGCTTTCCAGAGAATAAGGCTATAGTTGCAACAACTAATACGCTTAATTTTCTACTTACCCATTTAGATAAAAATAAGTCTATTTTTTCTTTTCTACTCATATCCTGCAAAACTATGTTTATGGTTAGTTGGAGTAGTTTCGTTTACTCCGAAATCAATTTCAATTTCACTCATTACGTCAAAGTGATATCCGTCTAAATAAGTAGCTTCTTGAATAACAGTAAAATATGCATCGAAAATAGGTTCTTTATCGATTATCTGTCCTATTTCTACTATCGCATGAATACCTTTACCGAATGATAAATCTTTTGTGTAAACTCCTTTAGCTATTAAATCATCTATTGCAGTTTCTTTGTCTGAGTATTTTAGTTTTACTATGTTCATTATATAGTTGTTAAATCTTTCATGATTTTATTACCATTTTTTCTTATCAGACCACCACGCAGCAGACATTTTACCTTTAGCAATATTCTTTGCGTGTCTAGCTTTAAAGGAAGCTCTTTTTTTCTTCATCTTATCACTTTCTCCAACCTTAGGTTTCCCAGCAGTCTTAGCTCCTTGTTCTCCAAATCTAATAATCTTTTCCTTACCACCTTCGCAAGCCTTTACTATGTGACTTTTCTTAGGATGATTAGGTGTTCTTTTTGCAACGTTGCATTTCATTTCTGACTTATTCACCTTTTTCATAGAAAAAATTATTTTTATTAAATCTCTGCAAAGATACGAAATAAAAAAAGTGTATATTTGCAATATAAAAAAATGTAATTTAATATGATTGTAAAAGAAGTTAAATTTAATTCAGATGCAAAAGACCCTTTAATTAAAGGTATTAACACAGTATGTGACGCAGTAGCATCCACAATGGGATATCGAGGAAGGACCGTACTAATTGAAAGTGCAGGAGGTCTTCCAATCGTAACTAAAGATGGAGTTAGTGTTGCGGAAAGTATTTTCCTTGAAGACGCAACGGAAAGTCTTGGAGCAGAGTTTGTAAAACAAGCTTGTAGAAAAACAGTTAACGAGGCAGGAGATTCAACTACCTGTACAGCGGTACTTACAAAGGCAATCTTAAAGTCAGCGGAAGGTGCTTTAAAACATGGAGTTTCCGCTATTGATGTAAAGAATGGTATTGATTCAGCTGTTAAAGATGTGATTGAACATTTAAAGGCAAACGCAAGACAAGTTGATGATTCTTACTTATATGACGTAGCTCGTATATCTTCTAATAACGATGAATTTTTAGGAGGAATCATTGCAGATGCTTTTATTAAGGCAGGAAAGAATGGGGTAGTATCTTACGAGGAATCAGACACTTCTGAAACCTACGTTGATTTTATTAATGGTCTTCCAATTGCAAGAGGATATGAGTTCGAGGGTTTTGTAAATAAACCAGAGAATAGAAGTATTGAGTTCTCTAATAATCCTTATATACTACTTTCAAACAGAAGATTCCAAAACATTAGAGAGTTATTGCCTGTAATTGAGTTTTGCCATAAGTCAAACCGAGAGTTGTTAATTGTTTCTGAAATGGAATTTGAGGTAATGAAGGTTTTATATGCAAACAAAAAGAATGGTCTTAAAGTAGCTGTAATTATACCTCCAAGTATCGGAGAAAAAAGAAGAGACTACTTAACAGATATTTCTTTAGTTACAGGAGGTTTAATTGTAGACCTTGACACATCTACTAATATCGAAGGTTATGATATGAATGAGCTTTTAGGTTCTTGTAGTCGTCTTACCGTTACAAAAGAAGATACCGTATTATTCTTTAATGAGGAACAGAATAAAGAAGGTGTTGAAGCAAAAATTAAAGAGCTTGAAGAAGTAATTAAGAATTCAAACAATAAACTTGAAAAGGAATACTTGAAAGATAGAATATCAAAACTTGCTTGTGGTGTTTCTGTAATTAAGGTAGGTGCTTCTACTGAGGTTGAACTTAAAGAGAAGATTGATAGAGTAGATGATGCTATTAATGCGGTTAAAAGTGCTTTAGCAGAGGGAGTTGTTTCTGGAGGAGGATTAGCTTTGTATGAGGCTTCTAAAAACCAAAAAGTAATATTATCTGATGGATATTACGCATTACTTTACGCAATTCAATCTCCAATCAAAACTATATTATCTAATGCCGATATAAAATTAGAAGATGTAGAAGATAAACTTGGTAATGGTATTGGATATGATGTAAAAGAGTATGAAACCTGCAATATGTTTGAGAGAGGTATTATTGATCCATTAAAAGCCATTAGATTAGCTTTAGAGAATGCTGCAAGTGTAGCTACAACAGTTTTATTAACCAACACCACAATTACAAATAAAAGAAGTATATGAAAGTAGTATTAAGAAATATTCTTGTAAAAGAAATTAAAGAAGATATTAAGACTCAAAGCGGTCTTTATCTTGGAGATGGTCAAGACGTTAAGTTCCATAGAGGTGAAGTTATAGCTATTGGAGAAGATATCGATAAGGTTGGTATTGGAGAAATTATTTGGTTTGACAGACATAGAACCTACCCAATTAATTATCAAGGAGTAGAGTATTTAGTAATGAACTACGAGAATGTGGTTATAATTGAAGATTAAAGAAAAAAAGGAGGGTTTAATTACCCTCCATTTTTTTTATCATTTCTTTTTCAAGTAATAGCTCAGACCGCCTTTTATTATACTCAATCATAAGGTTTGCTACAACCTCATTCTTTAATCCTGATTCATAGTGTTTAGCCACTCCTTCAAAGTGTCTGTCTTCAAACTCATTAATCATCAAAAGCTTCTTATAAATATCGGAAACCTTTAAATTTGCTTTTTTCGTTAATCTATAAAGCTTTTTAGTTGAGGTTTTAATCTTATCATTTCCAGGCATTGCCTCTACAAGACCAAGTTCTAAGAATCTATGAAGCTGTTTTCCTCTACCCATACAAGCCTTGCAATAAATATCAAACTCTTTCTTTGTAAAGATTGGCTCTGAGTAAAAATACATCATCATCTCTATCTCATCAAATGTAAGACCATTTACAATCGCAAAGTATCTCTTAACAATACCATAGTACTTTAGAATATCAAACTCTCTATCTACAAGAATAGTCTTCCTATCTATAGTACGTTTTTGGTACTTTCTCTTCATAGGTCTGTACTTCTTCTTGTTGTCAACGGCTATCTTTGAACTTTCACGCAAGAAAGAAGCTATTTCAGACACTATCTTTTCAGAGTTGACTGTTTGTTCGTTTTCTTTTAGAAAGTCCTTAAAATCGCTCATAAATTACTTCTTACCTCCTCTCGCTCTTTTATCTCCAGGTGAATCAGATTTGCTTCCACGATTTGCAGAAGCTTTTTTAAAACCTACAATTTTTTTACCTTCGTGTTTTGCATCAAGACCATCTCCGTTTCCATAAGTTCCTTTTTCTCTATTGTACTTATTCAACTCAGCTCTTTTTCTCTTTTGCTCTGGTTTCTTATTAAACTCCTTATTATAGGCATTTTTTTTAGCTTTACTTTCGGGATTTTTTTGGTAATGAATCGCACTTTTACTTTTTCCTTTTTCCATTTTCTTTTATTTTAAAATTTTTATGATGTTTCCTTTTACCTCTTATTACATCTGATATTGCTCCTAAATCTATATTTAAATTTTTGCAAAATAAATTAAAATCATCTCCAATTATATATTCAACTCCATCTTTCTCAATAATGATACTGCAATATTTTGACTTTTTCTTTTCCTTGTTCCAGTATGATGTTATCCCATTTTTATAATCATTATATCTGACTATAGAATAATTTAAACTATGAGATTGTTTATTTTTAATAGTTGGGTTTACGTGAGACATAAATTTGTTTTCCATTCTAGGTATTTTTCTTAGAGACTTTGTGTCTGAAAAAAAATAAACAGATCCGCTACTATTACATATTGCAGCGTATTTTGGATTTCTTTCTATTCCTTTCAAAAAGTCGTTGTGGCTAAGAAAAAAAGGTATTTCTTTATTTATTTCTTCTTTTGTCATCTCCCAATTAATATATTTTTCTATATATTTTTTTGAGTTTTTATTTATCCATTCTTTTATTTCTATTATATTTCTTTGCAAAGGAACAATTCTTTTTGATGTATCTCTATCTTTAGTTATTCTGTATATAACTGATTTTGATATATTATACTTTTTACATATATCATCTTTATACATTCCATTCATAAAGTCATAGAATATACTATCTTCTTCTTCTTTACTTGTTACCTTTAAGTGATTGCCGTCATTTATACCTCCTATTTTAACATTATAATTAAGATTTGAATTTACCCAAACTTCGTTTACAATGAAAGCTTCTTCTTCTAAACACTCTTCGACTGTATCGTAAAAAGACAGTATTTCTTTTTTAAAATTTTTATAACCATATTTAGCAACACTTCTTAAAAAAGCTGATTTTAAACCTTTTTTTATTGAAGCTTTTGCATAAGCATCACTCCTACATCCACAACCTATATATCCATCGTTTAAATTGTTTGTGCAATGATATCCTACGTATGTTTTCCCATTTACTATATTTGTTGTCTGGTAGACATATTTGTATTTTTTTATATTTGAACTATACGATTTTCCTTTAGGCATCTTTTTCTTCGTTTTTAAGTTTTTGTATTTCGTTTAATAGTTCGTATCTTTCTCTTTGTATAAGTTCATATTCAACGTAAGGAAGAATGTCATCTTCTTTACAATCAAACCACAAATCACATATTGCATCTGAAAATACCATTACTTGTGATTCGTCTGAAACAAAACCATCATCTCCAAAAAAAACATCATCTTCTTGGTCGCATACTATTGAAGCGATAACAGACACAGGCATAGTTAGCTTTAGTATGTCTTCTTCACCTAATAAAGAATTGACCATATCTACAATAAATATAGCCTGAGATACGATATCTCCTTCTTCGATTATTTTGTCTACCTGATTGAAAAAAGCTTCATCTATGGTAGTAAATTGTACAAATTGGTCTTCCATTCTTTATCTGTTACGTTAATTACTTCTGTGTATGTTCCTCTTGAAATGTTTCTTAAA